CAGTTACCGAATTAACGTATGGCGGGGGCGGTACAGCGCCAAGCATTAGCGCCAATAACTGGCAGTGCGCGTCACTTAATGGAATAACGTATTTCTTTCAGTCTGGCCATGATCCATTGATCTATGACCCAGCGGTTAGTTCAACAACGTATCGTCGAGTAAGTGAAAAGTCTGGCTATGCCGGTACGGTGCCACTAGGAAATATTTGCATATCGGCGTATGGCCGCTTGTGGATCGCTAACAGTACGTCAGATAAAACAACGCTGACGTTTTCTGATTTGATTGCGGGGCACATTTATAGCGGCGGCACATCAGGCACATTGAACGTCAATAACGTATGGGCTAATGGTGCGGATGAAATTACCGGCCTAGCAGCACACAATGGCTTTTTGTTTATCTTTGGTAAGCGCCAGATTTTGGTGTACCAAGGTGCGACAACGCCTAGCACGATGTCGCTGTACGACACCGTGGTAGGTATCGGTTGCCAGTACCGTGATTCGATTCAAAGTACCAATACGGATGTCGTATTTTTATCCAATTCTGGTGTGCGGTCAGTGCTGCGAACCATTCAGGAAAAGTCAGCGCCATTTCGTGACTTGAGTAAGAATGTTCGCAATGACTTAATGCAATTGGTGGCGGGTGAAACGCCAGCAAATATTAAAGGCGTTTATTCAGAAATAGACGCATTCTACTTATTGACGTTTCCAACGGCGGGTCAAGTGTATGTGTTTGACACGCGAAATGTTATGCAGGACGGATCAGCGCGTGTAACTACGTGGAACGACATTAAGCCAACGGCGATGTATGCGTTGCGTAACGGCGACCTATTGATTGGTAAGAATGGTTACGTTGGTAAATACGGCGGGTATCTTGATGACACTAGCACGTATCGAATGCAGTATTACACCAATCATGCTGACTTAGGTGATATTGCTATTACGTCGATTGTTAAGCGCATATCCATTGTTGCTATTGGTGGTTCAGACCAAGTGGTAACAATTAAATGGGGCTACGATTTTTCTGAGAACTATTTGTCTCAGAACGTATCTGTTCCCACCCAAGGCATTTCTGAATATGGCGTTGCTGAGTACGGCGCTAATGGCGTACCTGTTGCGCAGTATGCCGGAGGTATTGTGATTCAAAATCTGTTTGCTCAAGCTACTGGCTCTGGAAAAGTTTTTCAAACAGGCTATGAAGCCGAGGTGAATGGCTTTGAATTATCGATTCAAAAGATTGAGATTTTGGCCAAGCATGGCCGTATAAATTAAGGGGCGGCACATGTCTGACTATACCAAATCGACCGACTTTGCATCTAAGGACGCGCTGCCATCAGGCAACTCGGCCAAGATTGTCAAAGGCACGGAGATTGACACAGAATTTAACAATATCGCTATTGCTGTTGCGACTAAAGCTGACTTAGCCTCTCCAGGCTTTTCTGGTAGCCCAACAGCGCCCACGCAATCAACTGGCGACAATACATCTAAGTTGGCCACAACAGGGTTCGTACAAAACGCATTGAGCGCTTTGTACCCTGTTGGTTCTATCTATACCAATGCGGCTGTTAGCACCAACCCTGCGACGTTGCTGGGGTTTGGTACATGGTCAGCATTTGGCGCGGGTCGCTTCATGGTTGGTTTGGATGCTGGCAATGCAGCGTTTGATACAGCGCAAGAAACTGGCGGCTCTGCTGATGCGATTGTCGTTAGCCATACTCACTCGGCTACTTCAAGCGTTAGCGACCCTGGCCACAACCACACGATAGGATTCCAGAATAACACCATCGATCAAAATGCTGGATCAGCAGGTCTTTCTAAACAAGGTACATCAAACACAAGCACCGCAAGCACAGGCATTAGTGTTAGCACTAGCATTAGCTCAACAGGCTCAAGCGCAACAAATGCAAACTTGCCGCCGTACATCGTTGTTTATATGTGGAGACGCACGGCGTGAGCGCGGTACTGGAAGACGTTGGTGGTGAGATTACTCACCACTTTTCAGATGGCTTGTATGCCAAGGAATCATTCGTTCCTGCTGGAACGGCCATACTGAAACATACGCACAACTTTAGCCATTTATCTATTTTGGCCAAGGGGCGTGTTGCAGTCATGAAAGGCGAAGTCATTGAAATTATTGACGCGCCAGCATGTATTGAGATTAAAGCAAACGTGATTCATGGCATTAAAGCCATGAGTGATTGTGTCTGGTTTTGTATCCATGCGACGGATGAAACTGATCCGGCCAAGGTGGATGAAATTTTGATTAAAGAGGGTTGATATGCCATTTTCGTTTGTCGCAGCAGGGGCTAACCTGCTTGGTGGATACTTACAAGGCGAAGCGGCAAAAGATGCCGCGTCTACGTCTGCTAAAGCGCAGTTAGAAGCGGCGCGAATTGCTGCTGAAGAATCACGTTTTAGACCGGTAGGAGTTACAACGCGATTTGGTACTAGCCAATTCACTACAGGGCCAGATGGTCGAGTAAGTGGTGCTGGCTATACGCTGTCGCCTGAACTAAAAGCCTATCAAGATCGATTGATGGCATTAAGTGGTCAAGGATTGACGCAAGCCGAAGCAGCGCAAGGTATGTATCAGCCATTAACTGGTGCAGCCACTAGCCTGTTTAATTTGGGTGGCCAATACTTAGCGCAATCACCCGAAGCAGTTGCAGCTCAGTATATGCAAAAGCAACAGGATTTATTAGCGCCAAGTCGTGAGCGCCAATATGCTCAACTGCAAAACCAACTATTTAATACTGGTCGTGGCGGCTTATCTGTTGGTGCAACAGGCGTTCGCCCAGGCGGTGGTGCGGGTCTTGCTGCAAGCAATCCAGAAATGGAAGCGTATTACAACGCTATAGCTCAACAAGATGCTGCATTGGCTGGCCAAGCACAACAAGCAGGTCAACAACAGTTAGCCTTTGGTACGGGTTTGTTTGGCCAAGGCGCTGGATTGCTGGGTCAGTATCAAGCAGGTCAAGTAAATGCTTTAAATCCATTTACAACATATCTAGGCGGCGCTGGAACGATTGAAAGTTTAGGCCAGCAGCCATTAGATATTGGCGCATCATTAGGCGGCCGAAATGTTAACCAATCTGGCGCACAAGCATTGTTGCAAGGTGGAATTGGCGCTGCACAAAGTATGCAGCAAGCTAATTCTTATAGCCCTTGGGGTACTGCGTTAATGGGCGGCGCTAATGCTCTTGGGGCATATCAAAATCAACAACGGCAAGATCAACAATTTGAACGATTGTTTGGTAATACTGGAAATTATAGCGGCGCTCCACGAACCGGCGACGCTAGTAGCTGGAATTCATTTCAAGACCTTGGATCAGTTGGGAATTACTAGGAGCAATCATGGCAAGCGAAATTTTAGGGCTGTTTACATCGCCAGAAGAATATCAAATGAGGCAGCAACAAGCGCAGCAACAAGGGCTGCAAAATCGCGCGCTTCAGTTTGCTCAACTTAATCCGTTTGAGAAAGCTAATTACGGCATTTTTCAAGGCGCTGGCCAATTAGGGCAAGCGGCGGGTAGTTTATTTGGCGTGCAAGACCCGCAGTTGCGCAAAATTACTATGCGCCAGCAAATGATATCTGGCACAAGCCCAATGGGTAGTAATTTACCTGCGCTTGATTTTACTGATCCAGTAGCGCTTAGACGCGCCTCTGCATTTGCTTTGCAACAAAATCGCGACCCTGAGTTTGCTGAGTTTTTAGCAAAAAAAGCGGAAGAAGTGCAATTAAACCAAGCAAACATACAAGCCAAAATGCGAGAAAAGCCGGCTAACGTAGATAAGGCTATTCAAATTGCTCAAACGCGCGCGGAGTTACAAGACACAATTGCACGTTTAGAGGCAGATCAAGTTGCAAATCCAACTGAAGAACGCGCTAGGGCGTTAAATGTAGCTAAAAATACTTTAGCCGGCCTTCCGCTAAAAACAGAAGGGCTTGTACGCGAGCAACAAATTGCGCGTGATTTGGCTCTTGCAGAAGGGCCTGAAGATTCAGACGCATATAAAACTGCGTATGCTAAAAATTTACGTGATTTAACCACTAAAGCAGCGCAAGAAAAATTAGGTGAGTTTGAACGCGTATTAAACTCGCGTTATCCGGCAAATAATCCTGAAAATGCTGATAAACGCGCGCAGTTAATGGATCAATTTTTAGCCAACGAAATAACTGGTCGTAAAACTAAAGGCTCTACAGAAGTTAAAGTTGGTCTTGATATGACCAAGGCTGGCGAAGCTGGCGCCAAAAAACTTGGTGAAGAACTTATTGACGTTAAAAATAAACAGTCTGCGTTAGATAGCCTTTTTGATGCTCAAGACATGCTTAAAAAGGGGATCTATTCTGGGGGGTATGGGCCAGCAGGTAAATTTGCAGCTAAATATACTGGGATAGGTAGTAAAGATAAATTAGCTAGAACTGAAGCATTTACAGCTTATATAGGTAATGTTGTTATACCTAGGCTTAAAGATTTTGGTGGTAATGATTCTGAGCAAGAGCTTAAATATCTAAGAGACGTTACGGGGGGGAACATTGAATTAGAGCCAGCATCTTTAAAACTTATTCTTGAGCAAGCGGAAAGAAATATTAAGCGCGGTATGGATCGTTTACGCGCGCAAGCTGAAGGTGGCGAAGCTAAAAAACCAATGTCAACTTTAGTACCGCGCGGCGTAGATAATACCGGACGCCCATCTGAGCCAGCTATGACTTTGCCGAACGCGGCGCCAGCACCGGCAACAGCAGCGCCGTCAGGTATGCCAAAAGCAACTAAACGGTGGAATCCTCAAACTCGCAAATTAGAGGTAATTAAATGACGCAATATATTCAGTTTGGGGAAGATATTGTAGAGTTTCCTGATGGTATGTCAGAAGCCGATATTGAATCGGCACTATCGGTTGCGTCTGGTGTAATTAGTCAAGAGGCAGCGCCGGTAACGGCACCTACAAATGGGTTTTTGATGGGCTTAAAAGACCCTATCAGTGGCGGCGCGCAGTTAGCCCCTAGAGGTTTGGCATACACTACATCTTTAGGTGGCGCCACACCTAACCCTGTCAGCCGATTCTTTGATGAAGAAGCGCGTAAAGTTGATGAGATGGTTCGCGCTGAACAACAAGCGTATATGGCGCAACGCGCTGCGCAAGGCGAAACAGGTTTTGATGTGGCGCGTATGGCGGGCAATGTACTTAGCCCAGCCAATCTTGCGCCTGGAGTATTTGCTACACGTTTGGCAGCGGTAAAAGGAATAATGAACCCCGCCGCACAAGCCGCCATAGGCGGCGCTGTTAGCGGGCTAATGCAACCAGCAACAGAAGAGGATTTTGCGGCTCAAAAATTAGAGCAAGCTACTTTAGGTGGCGCGTTTGGCGCTGGAGGGCAAAAAGTTGTTGCAGGTGCAGGGCGTATGCTAAATCCGCTCGTATCTAAAGCAGAGCAAACAATGATTGACTTAGGCATAACCCCGACTATGGGGCAAGTGCTTGGAAAAGGCGCAAAGTCGTTAGAAACTTTTGCACAATACATGCCTATTATTGGCACAGCTATTCAAGACGCGCGCCAACGCACTATATTTGATTTCAATAAAGGTGTGATTAATAAAGCCTTAGGCCGCATAAAAACTAAATTGCCAGCCGACGTTATCGGTAGGGACGCCATTAAGTTTGCGTCTGATACTGTGTCTGATGCGTATGATAATGTATTAAAAAAAATGGATTTTGAACTAGATTTTAATACTAGCAGCAATATACTTGGCGCACTAAATAAAGCTAACTTACTATCCCCGCAGCAACGTCAAGCAGCAATAGATTACGTAAATGATATAGCACTTAGTAAATTCTCTGGCAGAAAATTGACCGGCGAAGAATACAAAGCTATTGAATCTGATTTACGTAAAAAAGCGTCGGGTCTTATGTCTAGTACAACAGAAGCTGAACGCGAGGTAGGTGACGCGCTGTTTGGCGTACTTGGCGAGTTTAAAAAATCGCTATACAACCAAAACCCAAAATTAACTCCTCAATTACGTAGAGTTGATTCAGCGTATGCCGACATGAGCGTTATTAAATTAGCGGCTGCTAATTCTGGTGCTGAAAGCGGTGTGTTTACGCCCAAGCAGTTTTCAACGGCGGTTCGTCAAGGTGATAGAACGCTACGTAAATCTGCATTTGCTAAAGGCACAGCCAGATCGCAACAAATATCCGACGCCGCTATGCAGATGCTTGAAGAAGAAGCTGGCGCTACTTTGGCTGGACGTTATGCAGCGGGTGGCGCGGGTTTGTTTGGTCTTGCAGCGCGGCCAGAAATAGCTATACCTGCGGTAATTGGCGGGCGTATGGTGTATTCCGAGCCAGGGCAACAGCTTATGAATATGATGTTGCGCTCGCGCCCCGAGGCTGTGAAACAAGCGGGCGGTATGTTGACTCGCGGCGCGCCGTATGTAGGCGGCGTAGTTGGGCCACAACCTGTGTACCAATACAACACACAAGAACGCAGTTTGCCACCAGTAGAAGTTACTGCCGACCGCGAGTATTAAATGCCCTTCGCGCTGATCGCAGCGGCTAATACGGCCATTGCGGCAGCAAAAGCCGGCTGCAAACTTTATAAGGATATAAAGAATGCGGCCGGTGACGTAAGAGAAGTATTGGATGATCTGAAATCGCAGTTCAGTAAAATTCAGAATCCAACGAATGAGCAAAAGATTCAGTTCAATGAAGAAGTTCAAAAGGTTCAGAAGATAGCAAAGACTGATCCGAATGACGCGCTGGGCGACATAGGCGAACATTTGGGTAAGTTCTTAGACGCGTTTGATACGATTGAAAAACTCTTTTTGCAGGAAGAACGTGACTCAAAAAAAGTATATAAGGGCGAAGAATCTATCGGTCGGCGAGCATTGCGGCGCGTGTTGATACGCAGTCGATTAAATAGCATGTACGCTGACATTCGCACTGAGATGACATACAACGCACCGGCTGAGTTGGGCGATTTGTATACGCGCTTTGAAAAGATGTGGGGCCAGATTCAAGAGGAGCAACGAATAGCCAATGCGGATGAGTTGCGAGCAATACAAATGGCCGCAGCAAAACGACGGCGAGCTATTAGAAAGATCAAGGAAAATGCGACATGGTTTGGCGCGGTTCTGTTCGTGACCCTATGGTTAATAAGCCTCCTACTACTGATAAGGATGAGCAAGACAATATCCCTTGGGTATTATTGATCTGCTTAATCACGATGGTGTTGACACTCGCCATTGCGTTGCCGTTAGTTGGTCTAGCAATTATGGACGCCAACAACGCGACGAATGCCGCGATTATTGAAGTCGATAGAATGCGCAGAATACGTAAATTGCTGATGCGTGAACTAGAGGAAAAAAATGCTGACACTCAACCAACTGAAGCAACTATTACCAAGGAATAAGTATGTCGAACATTGGCATAATGCTCTGCATCAACTGCTTCCTGACTATGACATTAATACCGCTCATCGTATTGCTGCTTTTGTAGCTCAGTGCAGTCATGAATCCGGTGGCTTTACAACGCTAAAAGAAAACCTGAATTACAAACCACAATCCCTTCGACGACTCTTTAATAAATACTTTCCAGATGACGCTATCGCTAACCAGTATTGTGCGCGCCCTAATAAGCAAGAGGCTATCGCAAACCGTATTTATGCTAACCGTATGGGCAATGGTGATGAGTCTAGCGGTGATGGCTACCGCTATTGTGGCCGTGGTCTTATCCAACTTACTGGTCGGTCAAACTATCAATCCTTTGCAGATTCTATTGAGGTGGATGGTCGCCCACTAAAGATTGACGAAGTGCCAGAATACTTGGCCACGTTTGAAGGCGCTGCTCAATCTGCATGCTGGTTTTGGGAAACAAATGGCCTAAATAAATATGCTGATGCTGGTGACATTCTTAATCTAACTAAGCGAATTAATGGAGGCACCATTGGACTCGAAGATCGTAAAAAGCATTATGAGCATGCTTTGCATGTGCTTGGTGCTTAGTGCTTGCCAAGACCGTTTTAGGTATCCTTGCCAAGACCCTAAGAATTGGGAAACGGATGAATGCAAGCCACCCATCTGTACGGCGACTGGCACTTGTCCTAGCGATGTCACGCAACCAGAAAAGGTGAAATGATGGAAGAAAATCTAAACGCCTGGCTAAAGTTTTGTATTGGTATTTGCTTCTGTTTAATTCTAATGATGATGGCATCGCTGTCGATGTATAGCGTCGTCTTCACCGTACAGCCGATGTCTGGCATGGCTCCAGCGGACAAGCAGTTTTTCTTACTGCTTTCTGACATGAGTAAGTACATATTGGGCGCGCTGGCAACCTTGATTGCTGTCAAAGGCAAAGACCAATTCGTGCCGCCTGGCTTGTCTACCGCCAAAGAGCGCGAAGACGCCATGAAGCCGACACCGCCAACGTCGCCGCCATCAGCGCCAATGTCTAAGCGCGTGGAGCCAACGATTGAGCCAGTAGCAGCGGCTGCGCCTGTTGTTTTAGGCTTTAATGGCAAACCTGCCCCACCACCCGCACCACAACCGGAGATCGAATGATGAAATCACTTATTGCACTTATTGCGTTTGTTCCACTTATTGCGTTTGCCGGTGGCGAGATGAAAAAAGTTTGCCACGACGAAAAGGGCAAACAAGTCTGCAAAACCGTCAAAGTGCATAAGAAATTAGAGGGCACGAAAGTACCGCCTAAATGAATCCATATTTCATCGCTGGCAGCGTCCTAGCCGTGGTATTTGCTTATGGCGCTGGCCATTGGCAGGGCGACGACGCTGGCCAGGCTAAAGTCCAAGCGCAATGGGATAGAGAGAAGGCCAAACAAATGGCCGAGTACGCCGAGAACATGCGCTTGGCCAGAGAGAAAGAGCAAGCGCTACAGCAAGGCGCAAACAATTTACGCGAGGAAAAAGACCGTGAGCTTAAAAAGATTGCCGATACTAATCGTATTCTCCTTGGCAGCTTGCGCAACCGGCCAGAGCGCCCCGCCGAGGGCAGTGCCGTGTCCAGTACCGCCGGTGTTGGACAAAGTGGCTGTACCGGAAAAGAGCTTTACCGAGAGGATGGGGCAATTCTTGTCGGGATCGCTAGAGAAGCCGACGAACTCAGAATTGCCCTCAAGCAGTGCTACGCCCAATACGAAACCCTAAGACATTAATAGTATGACGGTCGCGGCGCGCAGGTAACATCGACCACAACGTCGGATGTGCGCCCTGAAATCTTCCGCTTGGCCAGTATCATCACGGCTCTGGTGCGATTAGATTCGCAATCTTGAATAGCCATGATGACTTCATTGCGGCTCATAGCTTGAACTTCTTTTTCAACAGTCAACGCCGTGTTTGGCATATCGAATGTTGAACAGCCGGTTAGAAAAAGTAATGGCAGTAGTTTTTTCATGATTTTTTCTCTCTTTTTAGTGATTAACAATTTGCTCAATACCTTGAGCGCATCGCATACGAAACTCAGCCCATTTTTTCATAAATTTTGGGTCTTCTGATGGTGGTGTCCAGTTGTAATTAGCGCGCCAACGAATCGTTACATCAGTCGTCGATGGCGTGTAAATGTAATGGTCGCCCATGCTCATGTTGTTATGCTTTCTCATCTTGCCTCCTGTCTTCATTTTTCCTGCGGGTAGTAACCTCTTTCTTTTTCATTAACGCAACCTCTGATTTAGTATAAATAGGTTTTGGCTCGGGTGGAGGCAACAAGGCTAACCAGACCTCGCCGGTGTAGGCTTTAAATCCGCATTTGTTGCATTTACGCAACCGTCTAACGCCACCGAGTTGTTTTTGCGTCCACGTTACATTTGTCCGAGTACCGCACTCTTTACAATTCATTATCTTCCATCATAAGGTAAGCAATCAGACCGGCAACGCCAATCGTTATACCAGCGCCTATCAACACAGCGCCAATCGCAGCAATGGCAATCATTTCTTGCCTTTCCATTTAATCATTTCAACAGACTTTAATTCGCTAGTCGTTGCATCAAAGACTAACGAAATATTGGGGAATCGAGCGCCAACATCAATAAAAAATTCACCGTTTAAAAGGTGCGCGTTTAATTCAATTGTGTAGTCAACTCGCAAGCGGTATTCGCAATCGTTAAGCCATGTTGGGCAGTCGGTGTCTTCCCATCTTTGACTGCGCTTTGAAAACTTTTGAATCTTTGCGCCATCTGCCCATGCTTTGATAAGCGCTGCGTGTTTATGTTCAGTCATTGTTCTTCTCCTTCAACTTGGCTTCAATGGCTCGTTCATATCCCCATAATGTTTCTTCTATGATTCCATATCCATCATTGAATTCAGCCCATATATCGTCAATTTCATCATTGGTTAGATCAACCCATTCGCGTTCAGGCTGC